CCAGCAGTCAAACCAGCAACAGCAGAAAAGGTGGAACAACCAAGCGAGAACACCGGAGAGAACATCAAGGCAAAACGTCGTCGTGAGGGTCGAAACGCTCTTCGTATCGACGTGAACGTCTCTGGCGTAGGGGCCCAAGGGCTCAACATTCCCCTATAAGGAGTATGTCTTATGATGCAGAGCGCAGGGGCTCGTTATCGTCAACTTGAAGCGAAGCGTGAACCTTTCCTAAGACGGGCACGTGATGCTGCTAAGCTCACCATTCCGTCCTTGATGCCTCCTGAATCCCACACCGGTGAATCTAAGTTACCAACCCCATTCCAAGGATTGGGTGCAAGAGGGGTGAATAACCTCTCATCGAAGCTCTTGCTTGCTCTGCTTCCTCCCAACAGTCCCTTCTTCCGTCTGACCATCGATGACTATTCGCTGGAACAGTTGACCCAAAAGGAAGGGATGAGGGCTGAAGTTGAGGAAGCTCTCGGTAAGATCGAACGGGCTGTTCAAGCCGAGATCGAAACGTCTGCTGTCCGGGTTACTGCGGGTGAGGTGCTCAAGCAACTACTGGTTGCAGGTAACGCACTNCTATACCTACCATATGAAGGTGGTGCCAAGATGTACCGCCTTGACCGTTACGTTGTTGAGCGTGACCCTATGGGTAACGTTCTCGATCTGATCGTCAAGGAGAGCATCAGTCCGAAGGCACTCCCAGAAGAGATACGCGAGGAGATCGAGAAGGGAGACTTGAACCCTGACAAGACTGTCGATCTCTATACTCGCGTGGTTCGTGTGGGTAATAAGTGGGAGGTGTACCAAGAGGTCAAGGATCAGATTATCCCAGGTACTCAAGGCACGTACCCGATTGACAAGTGCCCGTGGATCCCGCTTCGATTCACTAAGATCGACGGCGAGGATTACGGACGTGGTTACGTTGAGGAATACTACGGAGACCTTCGCTCTCTGGAATCCTTGACGCAAGCTATCGTTGAGGGTTCTGCGGCTGCTGCCAAGGTGTTGTTCCTAGTGAACCCCAACGGTGTTACTCAGCAGCGAACATTGGCTGAAGCTCCGAACGGCGCTATCCGCACTGGTGATGCCAACGATGTCTCGGTTCTTCAGGTAGAGAAGTTCGCTGACTTCCGTGTCGCCTTTGAGACCATCAATGCAATCTCCTCGCGGCTGTCCTACGCTTTCCTTTTGAACTCCGCAGTTCAACGTGGTGGCGAACGGGTGACCGCAGAAGAGATTCGCTACATGGCTGGTGAGTTGGAAGACGCCCTCGGTGGTGTCTATTCGATCCTGAGTCTGGAATTCCAACTTCCTCTGGTGAAAGCCCTGATGCACCGTCTGGAGAAGCAGAAGCGTATCCCAACACTGCCTAAGGGCACTGTCCGACCCACGATCACTACCGGACTTGAGGCTCTCGGACGTGGTCACGACCTGAACAAGCTTGACCTCTTCCTGCAAGGTGTGATGCAGACGTTCGGCCCTGAGGTTGTCGCTAAGTACGTGAACGTTAGTGACTACCTTACTCGTCGTGCTACTGCTCTAGGCATCGATACTAAGGGTCTCGTGAAGACCGAAGAGGAACTATTGGCCGAACAGCAGCAAGCCCAAGAAGCTATCATGAATCAAATGTTAGCTGAGGGTGGTATTGGTATGGCACAAGAAATGGTGAAAGGAGCCATGAGGCAATGAACGAAGAAGTGAAACAGCAGATCCGTAAAGGCCGAGTACGAAAAGATGAAGAGCGCCCTCAAGAGGTTTCTTCCAATTCACAAGAGGTCTCTTCCAATCCCCAAGAAACTCCCCAAGAGAAACGCGTAAAGTCTGGTCATGAAGTGAAGTTGTCCAATGGCCTGACCGTAACTTACCACTGAGAGGTAACCTATGGTTGACACCGTGATCCCACAAGTTGATACCTCCGGGGCTGCTCCCGAAGGGCACGATGAGGCGATGCTCGCCAAGGTCGATGAAGTTGAGAAGTTCCTCCAAGAGCGTGAACAGGAAACACGCCAACCGGAGAAGAAGATTGCCGGGAAGTTCAACTCTTACGAGGAACTTGAGAAGGCCTATAAAGAACTGGAGAGGCGCCTCGGTAGCTATAAGCAGCAGCCGAAGGACGACAACGAGAACCTTACCGAAGACGAAGCTCTCAAGCGTGTCGAGCAAGCCAAGCTTGACCTCGATGCGATGTCGGACTACTTCGCACAGCACGGTACCTTGTCCGAGGAACACTATGCTGCTCTCGAAAAGGCAGGCATCCCCCGTTCATATGTCGATTCGTATATCGATGGGATGATCGCCAAGTTCGAGGCTGAGCGTAACGCCCTGCTGAACAAGGTTGGTGGCGAGGAACAATTCAATGCGATAGTCGAATGGGCTAGAGCCAACCTGAGCAGAGCCGAGATCGAAGCATACAACCGTGCCGTTGAGAGTACCGATCTGACCGTGGTAGAGAATGCCGTTCTCAGTCTGGCCTATCGTTACCAGAAGGAAGTTGGGCGTGATCCGAAGTTGCTCGGAGGTGGTAACGCTAGTGGTTCCGGCTTCCAGTCCGTGGCTCAGCTTATCGAAGCCATGAAAGATCCTCGATACGAGAAAGACCCGGCTTATCGTCGTGAAGTCGAACAGCGACTCGCCCGTTCTAACATCATGTGAGGTAGTTTATGAACTTCATCACAGAAAACTNGGAAGCACTCTTGGCTGTCCTGGCGGCCCTGCACGGTCTGGCGATTGCTATCGTGAACCTGACACCAACCCCTAAGGACAACGAAGTCATCGCAAAGATCTACAGGGTTGTCGAAATCTTGGCTGGTATTCTCTCTGACCGCGCCAAGGACAAGTGATGAGTGCGCTTCTGAAGGCTCTCACAGAAGTCTTCAGAGCACTAGCCGGTTTCCTCACCCTTCTCAAGGAGTATCAACTTCGCAAGGAGGGTGAGAACCGGGTACGTCTGAAGACTCTTGAGCGAAGCGTCGAACAACTAAAGAAAGCTCATGAGATCGACAGCCGGGTTCATCTTGGTGAGTTTACTAGCGCTGACATCGAGCGGATGCGCAAGTACCAGCGTCAATGAGTGTGTCTGGGTCAAGCCCATCACGTGGCATCAGAACGACACAGAGCAGACTAAGCGAGAAATCTTCGCTCATAACCTGAAGTGGGAAACCTTCTGCTCTGATTAGGTTGCAGTTATGGAGGATAAATCCTCCTTATCTCTCCTGTGGTTGCCTCCTCTTCTGGTGCGGTAGGGTGACCCCCTCCCTACCGTGCCACTCTTTTTCTCTCTGCTCACAACCACACTGGCAGCAAAGCCGGTGGTTGCAACCATAGTCTATTCGCCGCAGAGCCAAGCCCCTGCGGGGACAACTTTGTGTGAAGCGCGTGAATGGCTGATGGGAGCGATTCGTCACTTCTTTCAACCATTCATGAGGTAAAGTATGGCTAATGCTATTGTTTCGCGTTTAGGTCAAATCAACGGTGCAGGCGATGTTGACGCACTGTTCCTGAAGGTCTTCGCTGGTGAAGTCCTTACCAGCTTCGAGAAGACCAACGTGATGATGGACAAGCACATGGTGCGTACCATCGCACACGGTAAGTCGGCTTCGTTCCCGGTCATGGGACGCGGCTCGGCCTATTACCACAAACCTGGTGAGTTCATTGCCGGTGGTCAAATCAAACACGCTGAGCGTGTGATTACTATCGATGACCTGCTGATCGCCCCGGCGTTCATCGCTAACATCGACGAAGCGAAGAACCACTACGACGTTCGCTCGGTGTACTCGAAGGAACTCGGTGCGAAGCTGGCGAACACCATGGACAAGCATATTCTGCAAGTTGGTGTTCAGGCCGCCCGTACTCCCAAGACCATCGACGACCCCGACCAGTATGGTGGTACTACCATCACCCTCAGTTCAGCGAACGATGCTAACAATGGTGATGCTCTGGCCGAAGCGATGTTCGCTGCTGCCCAAGTCCTTGACGAGAAGGATGTCCCAGCGGATCAGCGTTACTTGTTCGTTCGCCCGGCACAGTTCTATGCGTTGGCTCGTTCTACCAAGGTACTGAACCGCGACTGGGGTGGTGAAGGTTCGTACGCACAGGGTAACGTCATTCGCGTTGCTGGTATCACCATCGTCAAGACCAACAATCTTCCTGGCACGAATGTTGCGCCGGGTACGGTCGATGCGGGTACTAACAACAAGTACGCTGGTGATTACAGCAAGACTGTTGGGCTGGTGATGCACCCATCGGCTGTCGGTACCGTCAAGTTGTTGGATCTTGCCATGGAAGGCGAATACCAGATCAACCGCCAAGGTTACCTGATGGTCGCCAAGTACGCTGTAGGACATGGTGTCTTGCGACCTGAGGCAGCGGTGGAAATCGCTATTCCGTGATGTCGTGGCGACCCATTGACAGGTTTTCCCTAGTCTAGGATTCACCGCTATCCTTGGTAAGTCTCAATCTCTCCTGTAAAGGGGGTCATGAGGTTTGTCCTCGTGGCCCCCTTTTTTTTCGTCTTTTCGAGGTTCCCATGTTATCGCCAACGACTGAACTGGAAGCTATCAACACGATGCTATCCACAATCGGGGAAGCTCCGGTGAATACCGTTGAGGACAACGGGATAGTGGATGCTGTCATCGCCCGGCAGATTCTCCGATCGACTTCCCGCGAGGTACAGTCTCGTGGGTGGCACTTCAACACCGAGAAGGGGTTCTTACTGACTCCTGATTCAGAAGGCTTCATTACCATGCCACCTACTGTCCTTCGGGTGGACACTGTTGATGAGTTCCAAGACATCGACGTAGTGCTTCGCGGCAATCGCCTCTACGATCGGCGTAACCACACATTCAAGTTCGACAAACCGATTCGGGTCGATGCTGTTATCCTGCTACCATTCGATGAACTACCTGAGGTGGCTCGTGNGTATATCACCATCCGCGCTGCACGTATCTTCCAAGAACGGGTGGTCGGATCCGACATTCTCTCGTCATTCTCAAAGAACGACGAAGTGAGGGCGCTTGTTGCCCTTCAAGAGATGGAGGCGGATACGGCTGATTACAACATTCTGACCGACAACTATTCGGTCGCACGGGTACTGAGTCGCTGATATGACCATCATATCCTCCACGATCCCGAACTTGGTGAACGGGATCAGCCAACAACCGTATGCGTTGCGATTGGCCTCTCAGGCTGAAGAGCAGGTCAACGGGTATTCGTCCGTTGTCGATGGGTTGCGCAAGCGCCCTGGTACTCGCTTCATCAGACGACTCCCAAACAACATCAGTGGAACTGCCTATCTCCACACGATCAACCGTGACGATAACGAGAAATACCTCGTGGTGATCCAGAATGGTTCACTAAGGGTGTTTGATTTGGAAGGTAACGAGAAGACGGTCAATTACCGTGGGAACTCTCAATCCTACCTGAGTTCCTCCAACCCTCGTGAGGACTTTCGCTGTGTNACTGTGGCTGATTACACATTCGTCCTCAACACCAAAAGTCGTCGTAAAGTCTCTCAACGAAACCNTTCCAAATCGACCATACGAGTGTATCGTCTGGGTGAAACAGGGGGCATACGGGGCAAAATACACGGTAACAGTTGGTGGTGTAACGGCACAATACACGGTACCTCCAGGAAATGATCCTTCCCACGCCAATCTCGTTACGACCGACAATATTTGCTATCAACTCTACACCCAACTGGCGGCTGGTTTGGGAAACCAGTGGTCGGTANGCCAACACGGTTCCATCATCCACATCTACCGGTGGGATGGTGCCCCGTTCTCGTTCAGTCACACCGACTCTCTCGGTGATAACGGGATCGATATAATTGGACGTAGGGTGCAGCGATTCTCTTCGCTTCCGGCACGGTGTGTCAATGGTTACACAGTTGAGGTCGCCGGTGACCAGACATCAGGCTTCGACAAATACTACGTCAAGTATGAGACTGATGGGAACGCTGCTAACGGTGGCGTGTGGAAGGAGACTATCAAGGGAGGCGAACAGTACAAGCTAGATGCTAGTACGATGCCTCATGCGTTGATCCGCCAGGCTGATGGTTCGTTCAGCTTCGAACCACTACCATACGAGCCCCGTAAGGTTGGTGACCTAGAAAGTAACCCGATGCCATCGTTCGTAGGGCGTCGGATTAGTGACATCTTCTTCCACCGGAACCGTCTTGGTTTCATCTCGGACGAGAACGTGATCTTATCCCGCACTGGGGATTTCTTCAACTTCTTCCGAGGAACGGCTACTGCCGTACTTGACGATGACCCTATCGACGTGGGCGTGTCTCACGTGAAGGTCTCACTGCTTCGCCACGCTGTTCCGTTCGCAGAGACACTGTTGTTGTTCTCAGACCAAACACAGTTTCAACTGGCGAAGACCGATGTCCTGACTCCGAACACTGTGGCTATCAACCAGACTACGGAGTTTGAGTGTTCCCTGAAGGCTAAACCTGTCGGCGCAGGAAGACACGTTTACTTCACGGTGAATCGTGGGCAATTCACTGGGGTGAAGGAGTATTACGTCGATAGTGATACGGAGACTCTAGACGCCAACGAGATTACCGGGCACGTACCTCGGTACATCCCTGGAGATGTCTTCAAGATGACCATAAGCGGAACCGAAGACTGCTTGTGTCTTCTCTCCGATAGAGCCCCTAACAAGATCTTCGTCTACAAGTATTATTGGTCTGAGAACGAGAAGATGCAGGCGTCGTGGTCACATTGGGAGTTTGCACCTGATTGCAGAATCCTGAACGCCGACTTCATCGAGTCTGCGTTGTACCTTGTGGTTCAACGACCGGACGGTATCCACCTTGAGGTGATCGATCTTGAGCCCGGCAAGACTGAGGACAACTGGGATATTTTGGTGCATCTTGACCAGAAGCTAACTGAAAATAAAGTCATTTCGGTAATCTTCGACCAAGGTGATCCTAACCTTGAGGATGACAGCGTGACACGTGTTGAGTTGCCGTACCGACTGTCATCGACCGATCCGAAGGGGTTGCAGGTTGTCACTGCTCCTGGGGGCGAACGACCGCCTGGTATCGTGGTAGACGACTTCACGCTAGAGAACTCTTCGACACACACGACAGTGGTTCTGAAGGGTGACTGGAGGAACCAACCGTTCTACATCGGTACCCCCTACGTGTTCCGATACAAGTTCTCACCATTGGCTGTCCGCGAGGAAGCCCCAGGAGGTGGGCAGAACGTGGTTGGTGAAGGTCGTCTCCAGCTTCGCCGTATGTCGATTCTGTACGACAAGACTGGGTACTTCCGTGCCGAAGTCACGCCGTTCAACCGCAGTACTTACCGATACGTCTTCTCAGGGCGTGTGGTGGGTTCAGCCAACAACATTATTGGTCGTATGGTTGTAGAGGGTGGTAAGTTCAAGTTCCCTCTGATGGGGCGGAACGACCAGATCGAGATCACCTTGATAAACGATTCCTATCTACCGTGCTACTTCCTTAGCGCGGAATGGGAAGGCTTCTTTACCCTAAGATCGAAGAGGTTGTGATGCTAACGGTTCGGGCTGCAACAGAGTCCGATGTCCTGTCACTTGCTCCCCGTCTACGCGAGGCAGACCTTCTGGAACTCAAGGCTTGGGGCGAACGTGAACCTGTACAGGCCTTGATGGAAGGTCTGCATTCGCCTGATGGGTGCTTCGTGGCAGTGACCCCGGATGACGTACCGCAGATCATCTTCGGTACTACCCCGTCTTCCGAACGATACTTAGGTTTCGTCTGGATGATGGGGACTGATGCTATCAAGACTCACTGGGTACAAGTCCTCAGAGAAACAAAGACGTGGCTCAACCGAATCCGAGGGGACTACCTAGTTCTGGCAAACGCTGTTTATGCAAAGAATACCCTACACATCAAGTGGATTAGGTGGGCTGGTTTCGTCTTCCTGAGAAAGTTCTCCATCAACGGAGAGGAGTTCTACGAATTCGCAAAACTTTTCCCGATGGAGCCAAAGTCTGGTATCGAAAGGGGTTGACGCATGGTAGTAACAGAGGAAACGACTCCGCAGATTGTTGCCGCCCTTTTTGTGCAGCCGGATGGGTGCTATATAGGACTGCCAGGAGTTGACCCATGGCCAGAACAGAGGGACGCACGTAAATACCGCGGGCCGTGGCCGGTTGTTGCACATCCACCATGCCAGTTGTGGGGAGCGTTCGCGGCGATCAATTACAAGCGGTGGGGAGGTGAACACAACAGGCCAGGTAACGACGGCGGTTGTTTTGCGGCTG